CCGTTGGACAGACCAATCCGGCAACTGGTACGACCAAGACGCCGGCCAATTCAAAAACGCCCAAGGCGACCCGATCAGACCGCCCAAACACATCGCCTTCGACAACTACTGGGCCATCTACAGCCCCCAAACCACCTGGGCCGCCATCGTCAAAGAATGGCTACACGCCGTCAAAAAAGCCAAACATGGCGAAAAGTCGGATTTAAAAACCTTCATCAACACCACCCTGGGCCGGGACTATGAAGACGACGTTGAAAAAACCGACGCCGACGACCTGAAAAAACGTGCCGAAGACTTCCCGCTGCAAACCGTCCCGCGCGGCGGCCTGATCCTGCTGGCCGGTGTCGACGTGCAAAAAGACCGCTTCGAGCTCGTGGTGTACGCTGTTGGCCGTGACGAAGAAATGTGGACCATCGACTACCAAATCATCGAAGCCAACCCGGCCATCCAAGCCGAATGGGACAAACTCGACGCCTACCTGCTGCACCGCTACCCGCATCAATGCGGCACCCAGCTCAGCATAGAACACGTCGCGATCGACACCGGCGGCCACTGGACCCATCAAGCCTACAACTACGTCCGCAACCGCCGCACCGGCTCTGGCTGGACGCAACCCGCCAGCCACTACCCCAAAGTCTACGCCACCAAAGGCTCCAGCACCGCCAACCTGCCCATTAGCAGCCGCGGCAAAATGCAAGACGTCAACAGCTTCGACCGCGTCATCCGCCAAGGCGTCAAGCTCTACCACATCGGCACCGACACCGCCAAAGACCTGATCCATGGCCGCCTGCGCGTCACGCAAGCCGGGCCAGGCTGCCTGCACGTCTCCAAACACCTGCCGGATACCTACTTCGAACACATGACCAACGAAGTGCGCGTCCTCAAACAAACGCCCAAAGGCACCGTCAGCGCCTGGGTACTCAAACGCGTCGGCGCCCGCAACGAAGCCCTGGACTGCACCGTCATGACCCTGTTCTGCGCCCACAAAATCGCTCTGCACCGTAAAACCAAGGCCGAATGGGACAGGCTAGAAAGCATCGTCCAACCCAATCAGCACGACCTGTTCAGCCTGCCCGACAACACAGTCATGGCGCCTGACATAGAAAAACCAATAATACCCAAAGCGCCCATACCTCTAAAATCCCAGCCGCATCACATCGCATCCGACACATGGAGTTCCAGGTTATGAGTTTGAAAGACAGCATCATCAACATCGTCAAAAACGAAATCTTCGAGGCGCTGTTGCAATCGGAACTATGCGATGACGAATATGCCAGGAAAATCACAGACACCGCCTTTAAGCGCATTCAAAATCGACTGGGAGGCTGCAAGGTTTACGTACCAAAAAGTAAAGAAACCAATTACGACTACGCAGACATACGCACCGCGTTCAACGGTAGCAATCACGGCGAAGTCTGCAAACGCTTTGGAATTAGCCTAAGAACACTTTACCGGGTGATTGGGTAATAACAGGGTTTGAACGGTTACCACAAAAAAGAGGAAACAACCATGTACATGAAACTCTTAATAGTGCTTTGGCTTGGATTGCTGGCGATCGATGCGCAAGCAGTCAATAAATGCGTCGTCAACGGCAAGACCACCTACCAATCCGGGCCGTGTGCCGATGCCAGCCAGGCGGTAGCAGTCAAGATACGGGAAATCACAGACGAAGAGCGGGCGAAATCGGCAGCGGCTAAACAAAAGTTAGATGAGAAATACGCCGCCGAAAAATCGGCCAAGGAAAAGGTTGCCAAAGAACAGGCTATCCGCGAAGCTCAGCGTGCCCAGGCTTATCGGCGAAATAGCGCGAACGCCGCCGCGATCGATTACATTATGCACGACAATACCACCAAAGCACTGGCGCAGTCTGCTATGAAGCTGCATAGGCTCTCTGGTCGATGATTTCACATACAATCAGTGCGTAGGATGCAGTGAGTTACGAGACGCATTGGTCGCGATAGATGCGCATCGCTATTGCTCAGCGCTACGGGCTACTGACTAACAGGTTAATTTGTAGGCATGTTTACGGTGCGGTTTGGGATGTTTTGGTCTGGGTTTGGTGGAGCCGTCCACGAAGCGAATGGTATTCTTGACCAGCTCGCGTAGCTCCGATTGGCGAAGCGTAATCGGAGGAACGAAGAGCATCATGCGTCCGATTATGCTTCGCTAATCGGACCTACGGCTCTACAACAAACTGGCTAAGTTTCGTATCTAAAGCCATGAATACAGGAGGCGACCATGATCACATGCCCAAAATGCCAGCATACCCGTAGCTCGGACGATGATCCGCTGATCCCTGATTATCAATGTCCGGCGTGTGGTGTGGTGTATGCCAAGGTCATGCCAAAAAACGGGCGCATATCACAGCGCATCATGGAAAACATCAAGGCAAGCAGCAAGCCTGGCAACCGGAGTCCTGCGGTATTTGAAGCGAATGAAAAGCCGCCCGCTCTAGCCTCGCCAAAACGCATTGACTCGCAGCCGGTAGTCATTAAAAAGAACAGCCAAATACAATTCGGCAAAATATTGGCTTCGGTTTCCCTGTTTTTATTCAAAACGCTATTTGGCCTGTTGAATCTATTGCTTGGGAAAACGCCAAAGAAACCCCATAGGACCCAACATACAAAAGCGGATAACCTCCAGGAAAACAGCGAAAAAACTTATGCTATCCGCTATCAGGACTCAGCAGGCGTCATTACGGACCGTAAAATTACTATTCATGAAGTCGAAAAACGCGGGAAACGTATCTATTTTGAAGCCTATTGCCATCTGAGAAACGAAGATCGCACCTTTGCTGCCGATAACATTGTCGGTGAAATGCAGGACGTGGAAACCGGTAAAAACTATCTGCCCATTGAGTTATTCAATCCTGATCCCGAATGGGCATTGGTGGACAAAGACGCATGGGAAGACTTATCCGACGGTTATTGCAACATTTACCCCGTCAATGCCAGACTCAAATTCGACTACATCGACAGCGAAGGCCGAAAAACCTCGCGCACAGTCGATATTAAGAAAATGGCCGATAGAATCGACGGAGCAAGGGTTTGGGGTCACTGCTTTATGCGTGATGCTAATCGGGTTTTTCGTACCCAAAACATGCGGAACTGTATTAACGTTGAAACCGGCGAGCTTATTTCAGACGTGTTTCAATATCTGCATGATAGCTACCAAAAATCCCCCATTTATGCACTAGAAAGCCTAATGGAAAAAGAACAGGCGGCGATGGACGTGTTATTTTTCATCGCCAAGGCCGATGGCAGCATCAGAGCTAAAGAGCTTGAGCATATTGCTAGGTATTGCAAGGAAATCAGCCACGATCGACGCATTACCGAAACCATGGTAAAGAATCTATTCATGGAAAGCATGCCGCCAACTGCGACGTTATTCACCCAAACAGTTAAAAAGCTAGTACCAAGAGACGCCGAGTTTAAAGAAAAGCTGATCGATACAGCTAAAGCCATTGTTGCCACGCAAAAAACCGTTCATCCGGTAGAAAAGTTCGCGCTTGATTTGCTGCAATCGACGCTCATGCCTGGCAGTAAAAATTGACATTACTGGCTATCGCCGCTATTCTGTTTTTAGGGCTTAGCAACCCTAACGACGGATACCGCACCCGATAGACAGCGGATTTTTTATGCCTACAGTTTTATGTTCCCGAAATCCGTTTCGGTAACATGTCATAAATGGCTGTAGGAGTTCAGGAAAATACCCAATATCCTGAGTCTGTTCGTTCAGATGCTAAGCTCCTGCAGCCTCCCTATCGGGAGAATCTCTACTTAGCAAATAACGAGGTTCATCATGAACGCAATCGCTTTAACATTCCAAGATACTCCTTTCACCGTCATTGATCGCAACCAACAGCCTTGGCTGAAACAATCCGAAATTGCTTGTGCTCTTTATGGGGTAAAAAAAGGAGGGGGCCAAAGTGACGCACCCTTTGAGAATGCAGAAAAATCGTTGAAACGGTTATACGCACGGAATGCCGACGAATTTACTGATAGCATGACAGCATTGGTTGAAATGGAAACCAATGGAGGCAAGCAACAAGTTAGAATTTTCTCTCTACGCGGCTGCCACCTCCTGGCTATGTTTGCCAGAACAGCGGTTGCCAAAGAATTCCGCAAATGGGTTCTCGATATTCTTGAGCATCACACGCAGCCCCGTTATGGCCTGCTCGATCTGCCGGAACCCTACACCATCACCAAGTCCCAGGCCGGCGAGCTTTACACCATCGTTTCCAACAAAGCCGCCAGCAGCGGCAAGCCCCGCGCCTATTACTGGAGCCGTTACCAAAACCATTTCAAACTGGCCAGTTACAAAGACACGCCGGCGGATAAATTCGACGAAGCCAAAGCCTATCTGTTAAGCCTGGAAGGCGATGCCGATCTGTTACATGTGACGCCTTTGGAACTGGACGCCCTGGTCGATCAACGGGTGAAGAAAGTCTTGGAAGGGGAATGGCTAAGCCATGCCAAGCCGGAAAGCCCGCAAACCGATGAAAACGGCGTTACCTTGTTTTTCCCTAAACTGAAAAACAATCGCCAGCGCCGCTGGTTGGTGCAGCAGCCGCGCGACGAAATGGTCATGTATTGGGCGCTGGACGACGATCAAGAGGTGATGAGCTGGCAGGATTTCCGCAAAAAAATCGCTTACGAGCCCACCGAACTGCAAGCCTTGCTTGAGCAATTGCCGATTGACCTGTTGCCGGGCGTCATGAACACCACCGTCAGGCGTTTGATGGCTTGCGTTAGGTAATTTCGTAAGGCGGGCATGAAAATGCCCGCCCACCGTCAAATCGGCTCGGCGTGCAACTTAACGCCCAATGCCCGGATAACCTTCATGATCGTATCGAAGCGCGGTTTGGCGTTGGGGCGTAAGGCTTTATACAAGGCTTCCCGCGTTAAGTCAGGTAGGGTACGCACCGCGTACCCTGCTTTCTACGCCAGACTCACATCAATATGCCGCCCCAACGCCTTAGCCGCAGACTCAAGTTGATCCAGTCGAGACGCATGGCCTAAGTCGAACAACCGATCCACTTGCGGCGCTTTCCAGCCCAAGCGGCGGGCCAGCTCCGCTTTGCGGATGCCCTGAGCCATCATTTCTTGATAGATAGCCAGCTTGATACTTTCCAATGCAGACGGCCGCACAGTAGGCAGGTCGTCACGCACGGACGGCACTGGTAATGGCTTGCGGTCATCAACATAAAACGACAACGCGCTTTCCAGTGCATCGACAGCCATGTCCAGCGCTTCGGCTTCAGTCGCGCCAAAGGTGATGGCTTCGGGTACGTCTGGGAACGTCACCAAAAAAGAGCCGTCATCCGGCGTCAATACCACAGGGTAATCAAACATAAGGCCTCCTTACTTCAAGCCCAATTGGCGCTTAATGGCTGCTTCCAAGCCTTTGCCCAGTTCATCAGTACCGTGCATGGGTAGCGTGGATTGCTTGCCGTTGAGGAACACTTTCAAATGCGAGCCTTTGCCGGGCTTAAAGGTTGCGCCCTGTTGCTCCAGCCACTTTTTCATTTGTTTCGAGTTCATGGGCAAATAATAACAGTTCTGTTGTTTTTGTCAAGAATAATAAACAGTTCTGTTTTGTTTTTGGTGTGGCGCTCGGCATAAAATATTTTGCCATTTTGGCCTATTTTGGCAAAAGACTTTCTGGTTTCATACTCAACCATGAGTACAGCCACCGAACTGCTACAAAAATACATCGACGCCGAAGCCGCCATCCTGAGCGGGCAAACCGTGCGTTTTGGCGAACGCTTGCTGACCCGCGCCAACCTGCTCGAAGTCCAGCAAGGCCGCCGCGAATGGCAGCGTGCCGTCGATGCCGAAGTTCGCCGCGCGTCGGGGGGTGCTGCCGTGCGTTATCAATTGCCGGACTTCACCTGATGCGCTGGCTGGAAAACCTCATTACCGCTATTTCTCCAGAGGCCGGTGCGCGGCGGGCTCATTACCGCCGAGTATTAGCGGCTTACGAAGCCGCAAAACCCACCACATTGCGCAAACTATCCCGCGATGCCAGTAGCGGTAATCTTTGGGTTTCGGGCGCAGGTAACAATCTACGCAATCAAGCGCGCTATTTAGACGCTAATCATGATCTGGCCAGGGGCGTATTGAATGCATTAGTCAATAACACGGTCGGCGCGTCTGGCATTGGCATAGAGCCGCAACCGCGCACAATTGGCGGAGAAATCCACGAAGAATTTGCCGACCAGTTATCACGACTGTTCAAGGAGTGGTCGAAAAATCCGGAATGTACTGGCATTGAAGATTGGCCAGGGGCGCAACGGCTGTTAGCGCGGTCATGGTTTCGCGATGGGGAGTCATTCGCCAAGGACCTGATTGGAAATGTGCCATTTTTGGAGCATAACAGCATCGTGCCGTACACGCTGGAAATGCTGGAAATGGATATGTGTCCATTGGATTTAGACGATTACAGCAACCGCATTGTACAAGGCATCCAAAAAAACGCCTGGGGCAGGCCGCTGTATTATTACTTTTATAAAGAACATCCAGGTGAGCGCTTTCAATTCCGCGCAAAAGCCAGCGACTTTTCTATTGTTGCCGCAGACCGGATTAACCACATTGCTACCCGCGATCGTATTGGCCAATTGCGCGGGGTATCGATATTCGCCTCTGTCATGACCAGGTTGGATGACATCAAGGACTATGAAGAATCCGAACGTATCGCCGCTAAAATCGCCGCCAGTATGGCGGCATTCATTCGCAAAGGGACGCCCGAATTATACGACATAGATAAATCGGGCTCACCACGTGCAATGAAGTTTCAGCCAGGCATGGTTTTCGACGACCTATTGCCAGGAGAAGACATCTCCACTATCGACACCAACCGGCCAAATCCGCAATTGATTGAATACCGCAAAGGACAATTGCGTGCAGTCGCATCCGGTACGGGCGCTAATTATTCAACGATTGCCCGCGATTATGACGGCAGTTACTCCAGCCAGCGCCAAGAGCTGGTTGAGGGTTGGTTGAATTATCAAGTGCTGACTGCCGAACTTATTAAATCAATGGTTCAGCCTGTTTGGGATGCATTCGTCGGCGCGGCACTTGGTTCCAATCTGATCCGCGTGCCGATCGATATTGATCCGATCACGCTAGACGATGCGCTATTTATTGGCCCTTCCATGCCGTGGATAGATCCGCTGAAAGAAGCTAAAGGCAATGTCGAAATGGAGCGCGCGGGATATATCTCCGGTCCGGAAATCATCCGTAGGCGCGGCGGCAATCCTCGCGATGTCACGGAACAAGAATCCAGATGGCGGCGCGATCAGCGCCAAAAAGAACTGGTCAGCTCGGCTGATCCCGCATATGACTTAGGACAACAAAATGACGTTTTACAAAATCAGAGCGGCAGCGAATAGCAAAAGTGCCGAAATCCACATTTATGGCGAAATCGGCGAAAGCTGGTGGAGCGAATCTATTACCGCGCGCCAGTTTGTCAAAGAAATTGCCGACCTCGATGTCGATGATTTAACGATCAGGATTAACAGCCCAGGCGGATCGGTTGCCGATGGCATTGCGATCTATAACGCCATCAAACGGCATAAAGCCAATGTCACCGTATCCATCGATAGCATCGCGTACAGCATTGCATCGTTGATTGCGATGGCGGGCGATAGCGTTGAAATGGCCGATAACGCGCTGATGATGATCCACGCGCCATGGAGCTACGCAGTCGGTAATTCCGCGGATATGCGTGAAACCGCCGATGTATTAGATAAGTACGCTGAGGCCATGAGCACCAGTTATGCATCTAAAACCGGAAAATCGACGGATCAGGTGATGGCATGGTTGACCGATGGCAAAGACCATTATTTCACCGCGAAAGAGGCACAAGCCGAAAATCTGATTGATAGCATCGTCGATGCCTTGCCTATTGCAGCGTCATTCGATCTATCCAAATTCAAAAACATGCCAGCAGCCGCTGGAATCTTCAACAAACCTCCAAAGGAGAACAGAATGGCAACTAACACAGAGCCAAAAGCACCGGCGGCGCTCGATAATCCATCCGCCGCATCCAACCAGCCCGCATCCACTTCGGCCATCAATGCCGATGATGTCAAAGCCGCCGCATTGGCCTCAGAAAAGCAACGCCGTGCCGACATCCGTGCTCGCTTCGCGCCACTAGCTAAAAAATATCCATCGGCCGGCCTTGATGCAGTCATGGATCAATGTCTTGATGATCCGTCGATTAGCGTGCAGGCCGCATCCGATATGCTAATGAAAAAGCTGGGGGAGGGCACAGAGCCAACCGCTGGCAATTTTCATCATCGCATCGAAGTCGGCCAAACCAATTCCGAAAAATTCCGCGTTGGCGCATCAGAAGCATTGATGGTTCAGGCCGGGATTGCCGACAAAAACACCGTTGCCAAATCGGCATCCAATAATTTCCGTGGTTATACCTTACTGGAATTGGCCCGCGCCTCATTGCAAATGCATGGCGTCAATAGCGGCGGTATGAGCAAATTGGATGTAGTCGCGTCGGCATTTACCCACACCTCCAGCGATTTCACTAGCTTGCTAGCCAATGTCGCCGAAAAATCGATGTTGATGGGGTACGAAGAAGCCGATGAAACATTCCAATTATGGACTGTGCGCGGCACGGCATCAGATTTCAAGGCGGTCAGTCGCGTCGATCTGAATTCTTTTCCTTCACTTTCAAAAGTCAATGAAGGCGCAGAATACACCTATGGCACCATTGGCGACCGTGGCGAAACCGTGCAACTGGCCACCTACGGCAAATTGTTCAGCATTACCCGTCAGGCCATCATCAATGACGACCTCCGCGCATTTACGATGATCCCTCGTCGTATGGGGCGTGCGGCAATTCGTACTATCGGTGATTTGGTTTATGCGGTATTGACCAGCAATCCGACCATGAGTGATGGCGTTGCTTTGTTCCATGCCAACCATAGCAATTTGCTGAGCGGTGCAGTGATTTCTACCGCATCTGTCGATGCGATGCGGGTGGCAATGGCCACTCAAAAAGATGCCAGTAATAACGCTAACTCATTGAACATCAGACTGGCTAATCTGCTGGTTCCGATGGCGCTGGAAGGTGTTGCAAAAGTCACCGCAGAATCAGAATACGAAGTCGGCGCATCCACCAAAAACAACACAACGCCTAATAGCGTACGTGGCACTTTCAAGGTGATTTCAGATGCTCGTCTGGATGCGTCTAGCGCAAGCATTTGGTATGGCTCGGCTAATCCAGGCATGCACGACACCGTTGAAGTGACGTACCTAGATGGCCAGGACACACCCTATCTGGAATCAAAAGATGGTTGGAATGTAGATGGTGCCGAGTTCAAGGTACGCATCGATGCCGCCGTTAATCCGCTTGACTTCCGCACATTGGCGAAAAATCCAGGGGCATAAATGATAGTGCATGGCGAATAAACGCCATGCTTTAGCCAGATTTCAATAGAGGAAAAGACAATGGCAACAAATTACATTCAAGAAGGCGACATCATCGATTGGACGAATGGCGGAACGGCTGTTTCATCCGGTGACGTGGTCGTCATCGGCAGCAACGGCGATGCCCTGATCGGTGTCGCGCTAGCCGATATCGGCAACGGCGAAACGGGATCGGTCGCGCTGGAAGGCGTGTTCGAGGTGCCCAAAGTTTCAGCGGCCGTCATCGCCCAAGGCGAATACGTCATCTGGGACGCTTCTGCAGGCGCCTTCGACGACAACGCTGCTACGCCAGCCACCGGCGATGTTTCCGACGGCGCGATTGCCTGGGAATCGGCCGGCAATGGCGTTACGACGATTCAGGTCAAACTGATCGGCAAACCCGGCGTATTGGCGTAATTATCATGACTTTGGATGTCGGCGCCATCAATGCGCCGTTCCAGTTCTAGACATAAGCATGGATCACCTGATCGAGTCGATCAAAAATGTAACCGGCGAAACCGTCATGGGCGGTTTAGCCGGTTGTGCAGGGATTTATCTGGCATTCAAGCGCCTGGCAGTACGGGCGGCGACGGAAGATGTCAGCCTTTCAGAGGCTAAGGCCACCACCACCGTCATCCAGATGCTACGCGACGAAGTTGAACGTTTATCCACCACGAATGCCAGGCTTATCAACGAATTGCGAATTTTTCAGGTTGAAAACGCCAAGCTGACCCGCAAAGTCGCCGAATTATCGGACGCGCTGGAAGACATGAAGATCAAGCTGGAAATCGTATCCATACGCGGGCGCAAGGCGGATCGGGCGCCAGGCGAAGAGAGGCGCCATCCATGAAAATGGTTTTTATGGCCGTTGCGCTGCTGTTGCCAGGCTGTTTCGGCCTGACCGACGCCATGATTGCCGATGCCGATCGTTATTGTACGGTCACCACCAAGCCTAATCAGCGCGATCCTTATCGCGAATGCATGGGGAACCAGTACGAAGAATTCAAAACCGGCGTAGGCGAGGTGATGGATGAGCTCGCGCGCAAGCCAGTCTCGGAGCAATAGCGATGACGGATTTTGTCGATTTAATATCCGATCAAACCATTCTGCAGGCCCTGGGCGACGACGTGATTTATCTTGGCACGGGCGAAAGCAACGTGGCTATCAAGGCCATGGTCAGCTATGGCACGCAAAATACCTATGCTTCCGACGCCTATGTACCCGAGCACAACGTAAGCGCGTGGCGATACCACTACCCCAGCTTACCGGCAGAAATTAATCGGCATTAGTAAACGGCAGCAGTTCGTCGATGCGACTGTTGGGCCAGGTGGGGAGTTTTTCCAGGGTGTCTCTTAGC